ACTCTAATTTATTAGTCGGTTGTAATGGTAGAGATGCGTATGGTGATATGATAATTAACTTATATAATTACAAGAAAAAAAATAAAATAAATTTTTATGAAGATAGAAATAACTAAAGTAAAAGCTAACGATAGCAACCCTAGAATAATTAAGGACTTTAAGTTTCAAAAGCTAGTCAAGTCAATAAAAGACTTTCCACAGATGCTAGAAAAAAGACCTATTGTTGTTGATGAAAATATGGTTGTTATTGGTGGTAATATGAGGCTTAAGGCTTGTAAGGAAGCAGGTCTTAAAGAAGTGGAGATCGTAGTAGCAGATGATTGGACAGAAGAACAGAAAAAAGAGTTTGTAATAAAAGACAATCTCAGCTATGGAGAATGGGAGTGGGATACTATAGCTAATGAGTATGATGTATTAGATTTAGATACTTGGGGTATGGAGTTAGATCCTAGTTTATTTAACAAAGAAGAAGATACTGAAAGCATCAAAGGAGTAACAGATCAGAAGTTTAATGACTTTACGATTTACTTTAGTAATGAGGAAGAAATGGATATTTGGTATGCTTTTCTCAAGAGGTTAAAAAACAAGTTTGCAGACCACGACAATGTAAGTGATAGAGTTTTACGTTATATAGCTGAAGTTTATGATGAAAATAATATGTCAGAAAGCAAAATGATTTTAAAGTTCATAGATGGCGAGTAAAAAGGATTTAGTCTACTTAGATCAAAACGTATATGAAGCAGCGTTAGATCGCATTGAAAGGATCTACAATGGACACGATGAGGTGTGGGTTAGTTTTTCCGGTGGAAAAGACAGCTTAGTTATGTTAAAGTTAGTAGAAGAATACTTTGAACGTGAGAATATAACAGACAAGATCAATGTAGTTTTTAGAGATGAGGAGATGATCAATTCATTTGTAAGAGAATTTGTATTGACCTTTGTAAACAATCCGAAATACAATTTTAAATACTATACCACTCAGCTAGAAAGTGAGATTTATATATTAGGAAAGAAAGAAAAATATATACAATGGGATGAAGGAAGAAGTTGGGTGGTTCCCAAACCTAAATGTGGTTTAACTGTAAAAGGAGTTTACGATCAATACACTTTTGATCCTTTAGTTTTTAACACAAAAAAAAGGTGTTGTACTATGGTTGGAATTAGAGCAGCAGAAAGTCTATTAAGATTTGCAGGTATAACAATGAGTAAAGTTTCTTACCTAACGAAAAACCCTGCTATGAAAAATGGTTATATAGGTAAGCCAATATATGATTGGGAAGAAAAAGATGTGTTCAGATATTTTTATGATAAAAAGATAGATTATTGTCAGGTGTATGATATGCAGATATTTAATAAGGATTCCTTGAGGGTAGCTACAGTTTTACACGCAGAAGCAGCAAAGAATTTGCATAAGGTAAAGACTTTGGATCCGGTGCTGTATAATCAGATAATTGATATTTTCCCTGAAGTAGAGATACAAGCTAGATATTATAAAGATGTTATTAAAGGATCTACAGATAAGATTGCGTATCAATACAAGGAGAAAGCAGGAGATTGTTGGAGTGCAATTTTGTTGTACATAGAGGAGAACATAAAAGACAAGTATCAATACAATAAAGCTATGTATTCAGTAGCTAGAGCAAGAAAGACTAGAAACAATAATAAGGATCACGAGAATATATTTGGAGGTTATCCTGCGTTATATGTATTCAAGAAGGTTATAGGAGGCGATTACAAAAGAACATTTATACCTACCCCTGATAAGAAACAAGCATATTTTGACTATGAAGATATTAGCCTCAGAGCATAGTAAGGTATATAGGAAGTTTGCTAAGTTTTTAAGAAAAGAAAGAGTAGCTATTGATAAAGAGAACAAAACAAACACTAAGTATTTGGTAGCAGAATATGAAGGAAATCCTGTTGGTGTAGTAGGGTGGTGTTATATTGCAGATGATCACGTTAGATTTAAAACAGCTTATATTAATCCTAGTTTTAGAGGAAAAAAGATATATACAGATTTGTGGAACGCTAGAATAAATGCTATCTTAAGTAATGAACAAGTTAGATATATTACTGCATATTGTACAGAAATGAGTTTGCCTAAATTTCTTAAAGAAGGATTTGTGCCTCAGTCAGTACGCAATAATATTACATACGTTAAAAACAAGATAAAATGAAAAGTTACAAAAAATGGTCAGCAGCAGACAGAAGCAGATCTCTAAAACTTACAAAAGCAGCAAGAAAGTACGGATGGATACAAGATCCAAAAAAATGCAATAGATGCAAACAGACAGAAGGTATAATACATTTACATAACGAAAACTATGATGTTACGTTAAATATACTAGAAGATGTATTTAGTAGATTTCCTGTAGAGATTACTAAGGCAGAACTTGACAGGGTACACGCTGTATTAGAACCCCTATGTTGGAGGTGCCATATGATGCACCATAGTACAAGAAGAAACAAGTATGCAGTAGAAAAATACTTTAATGAGATCAAACAAGGGAAACAATACCCCCCTGTTTATAGACACGATTTTACAATATTAAATAAAGACCATAATGTTTAAAAATGATCCGGTAAGCAATATCCAATGGGTAGATGTAGATGAGTTAAATGCAAATGACTACAATCCTAATGTAGTATTGAATAAAGAGTTGAAGCTATTAGAACTAAGCATATTGACTAATGGTTGGATACAGCCGATACTAATCAATAAAGACAAGACTATAATAGATGGTTATCATAGAAGCTATCTCTCAAGAAGTAGCAAGAAGCTAAAAGAGAAATACAATAATAAAGTACCTTGCGTTGTAATGGATCTCACAGAGGCAGAAAGAATGTTATTGACAATTAGGATCAACAGAGCAAAAGGCAATCACATTGCAATTAAGATGCACGAAATAATAAGAGTACTAGTAGATAAGCACGAAGTATCAAAGGAATATATTATGAAATCAATAGGTGCTAGTAAAGATGAAGTAGATCTTCTATATAAAGAAGGTGTATTTGATGCGTTAAATATAAAAGAACATAAATACAGCCAAGCGTGGAAGAGTCCAAAAACAATTTAAGACAACAAAATCAACACATAAAAAAGGAACAATTCCTAGAGGCACTTGAAAAGAGTATGGGCATTATGTCACAAGCAGCCAAGAAGATTGGTGTGGATAGAACTACACCTTATAAGTGGATGCGAGAGGATGAAGAGTATGATGCTAAAGTCAAGGAACTGCTTAATGTTAGTTTAGACTTTGTTGAGGGTAAGTTATTTGAAGCGATAGATAACAACAATATTACAGGAATAATATTTTATCTCAAGACAAAAGGAAAGCATAGAGGCTATGTTGAAAGACACGAACTTGCAGGGGTAGATGATAAAGAACTAAAAGTAGAGATTGAGGTTATCCGTAAAAACCAATAGTGTTTATGATCACCTTGAATTAAGCGATAAAAGATTTGTCGTTGAACAGGGTGGTACTCGTTCAGGTAAGACGTATAACATTTTGACTTGGATCATAATGAGTTATTGCCTAAGGAACAGAGGTAAGATCATAACCATAACAAGAAAAACAGGACCATCTTTAAGAGGATCTAGTATGCGTGATTTCTTTGAGATCCTAAGCAATCAAAAATTATACAGCGAAGAGTTTCATCAAAAGAGTATTAATGAGTATAATCTATTAGGTAATACAATAGAGTTTGTGTCATTAGATGAACCACAGAAGATACGAGGTAGAAAAAGAAATCTACTATTTATAAATGAAGCTAACGAAATAACAAAGGAAGATTTTTTTCAGTTAAATATTAGAACAACGGAAAGAGTAATATTAGACTATAACCCTTCAGATGAATATCATTGGATTTATGATGACCTGATTCCTAGAGAAGATTGTGACTTTCATAAAACTACCTATTTAGATAATCCTTTCTTAGATGAGAACTTGATTAAAGAGATTGAAAGGCTAAAGGACACAGACGATACATATTGGCAAGTTTATGGTTTAGGAGAGAGAGGTGTAAGTCAGTCAATAATATTTACATACGTTGAAGCAGAGAAGATACCGGAAGATGCAACCTTTGTCAGTTACGGATTAGATTATGGATACACTAATGATCCTACAGCTATGGTCAAGATTTATAAGAAAGATTTTACGTTATATGCTGAAGAACTTATATACAAGACTATGATGACAGCAGAGGATATACATAGATCCTTTAAGTCCTTTGGTATTGGAAACGAACCAATATATGCAGATAGTGCAGAGCCTAGACTAAATGATAACCTGAGAAGAATGGGTTGGAATGTAAGACCAAGTGTTAAAGGTCAGGATTCAGTAAGAGCAGGTATAGATCTATTGAAGCGATACAAGATCAACTTAGTCAAGTCAAGTAATAATTTGATACAGGAGTTTAGAAACTACAAATGGATCACAGATAAAACAGGTAAACTAACTAACGCACCGGAAGATAAAAATAATCATTTGATCGATGCACTACGATACGGAACTTACAGTATCCTAGCTAAACCAAACTTTGGTAGATACGCAATTAACTAGATATAGATTTGGTGTTATCCCAAATTTTTAATATCTTTAAGTATTATTAATCAAAACAACAAAAATTATGTATAGAGTAAAAATGAATGACACGCACAAAATGCTTTCTAATCTTCATTGGGAAGATAAGATCAACAAAATCTTTAAAAACGTAAATGATACACACGGAGATAGCGGATCTTGTGTTTTAGGTTATGAAATATTACTAAATGGTGTAAAACTTTGTAATCAGCCTTGGCAAGGTTCAGTAAGCTGTGATATATTTTACAGTAAAGTAAAAGATTACTTGATAGAGCAAGGTGTAAGACCTGAAGATATTAGTATTAATTATGGAAGAATGGACTAATATGAAAGAGCAGACACAATTCATAAAAGACCTCGACAAGACAATCGACTTTAACGGAAACCCAATGCCACTAGGTTATTACAATCTAGTGGTTAGTATCCGAGATTTTAAACTATATAAATCCGGAATGAAACCCCACAGAGGGTGGCAGCCAACAGCAGCTAGAGAGTACTTTGGTATTAGAAAAAGAGCAAGTACTGAAACTACAATACAGATGCTAGAAGGTTGGAGAGATTTAATGAACACAAAACAACAGTAATGAAAAAAGATCTAGAAATTTTTAAAGAAGTATTTACGATTAAAAACATAGCTTTAGGTATTCTATTCAATGTATTATGGATTGGGTGGATGTATGGCTTATTAGATTTTTTCTTATATTTAAGACACGATCTAGGATGGATCTAAGATAATTAAAACAAGAACAAATTATGAAAAACACAGAACACAACGGATGGACAAACTACGCTACTTGGCGAGTAAACTTAGAGATCTTTGACGATATAGATACAGATCATTGGGCAGAAGATATAGAGAATTTTAGCAAATATGATTTTGGTCAATCACTCAAGGATTATGTAGAGCAGTTTTTAGAAACAGAAAATGAATTAGCAGAAAGTTATGCTTTAGCGTTTATTAACGATGTTAATTGGTCAGAGATAGCAGAGCATATCATAGATACTTATATTGAAAACTATTGCTGTGATAATTGCAATAAGCCACACGATAGAGGAACAAGGTTTTGTTCAGGATTATGTGAGAAAGAATATTGGTTACTAGCTGACCATCCAAAAGGCTAAGTAATTGTTTTTTTTGATTAATTTAGGGCAGCTTAATAGGCTGCTCTTTTTTTATAAACTTTTTTATAAATACGTTATATTAATATGAAACTCAAATTGAATGTACCTGATACGCTAAATGATATAACTCTTGCACAATATGTAGAGTTTGATAAGGTTAATGTAGACGGAAATCAAGACACAGTTTTTTTAATGCAAAAGACTGTAGAAATATTTTGTAGAGTAAATTTAGATCTGACACTACAAATTAAATACAATGACTTAGTAGATATTACACAGCACATTTATTCTTTACTTGAAACAAGTCCGGATCTTGCACCTATATTTAAAATAGACGATGTAGAGTATGGGTTTATACCTAAGCTAGACGATATTACGCTAGGAGAATATATAGACCTAGACAACTATTTAGGAGATTGGCAACAAATGCACAAGGCTATGAGTGTTTTATATAGACCTATAAAATTTAGAAAAGAAGATAGATATTTAATAGAGGATTATGATGGCAGTAAGTATGCTGATGTAATGCAATACGCACCATTAGGAGTAGTGATCGGTGCTATGGTTTTTTTTTGGGATTTAAAGAACGAACTACTAAATCTTTCCCTGAACTCTTTGGAGAAGGAGATGGGAGAGAATCTAACTACGGAGCAATTGAAAACTTTGGAAGTAAATGGGGTTGGTATCAGTCAGTCTTTGCACTCTCTAACGGAAATATTGAAAGATTTGAAAATATCACAAAACTCAATGCAGTCAAATGCCTAACAATGTTGACCTTTTTAAAAGAGAAAGCAGAACTTGAGGCAGAGCAAATTAAAAAAACGTATAAATGAAAAAGAAAAGTAAAAAAGAAGAAAAGGTAGAGAATATTTTTTGTACAGGATCCAAATGCCCTTGTTCAATGAAAAGTAAACTTGCTGATATTTTCCCATACCATCAGCCTAATTGTTTAACTGAAGCAGAATACGATTCAATAGGATCAATGACTACTCCTGAAGAAGAACTTGGAGAGATTTACGGAAGAGTATTTAATACAGATTCAGAATACAGCGAAAAAAGACTACAGCAGTTAAAAAGAATAGCTAAAGAATACAAATGAGCCAACAAGGAACTAGAGCATTTTATCAGATCACAGAAACATTAAAAGGACAATTGCTAGAGGATACTAATGTAAATACAGTAAGCTTTGGAAATATTACGGATATAGATCTTAGTAAACAGACTATGTTTCCTTTGTCGCACATAATTGTAAATAATGTATCATTTTTAGATAATGCAGTAAATTTTAACATATCTGTACTTTCAATGGATATTGTAGATCAGAGTAAGGAAGAGGTAGTAGATATATTTAGAGGCAACAATAACGAACACGACATACTAAACACTCAGTTAGCAGTACAGAATAGATTAGCATTAGAACTTAAAAGAGGTAATTTGTTTACAAGCCAATATCAATTACAAGGTAACCCATCCTGTGAACCTTTTACGGATAGATTTGAGCATCAGGTGGCAGGTTGGGCAATGACCTTTGATTTAATAACATTTAACGATCTCTCAGTATGCGATTAGAAGAGATTAAAGAGGTTTTAAGAAAGTTTGCGACTAATGTTATAGTAGAAGCACAAAACAACCTTAAAAAGGATAATAGGGACTCCTCAGGTGCGTTGAGTAGATCATTAACTTTTAATATGCCTGAAGATGAGAAGAGTTTTGTATTACAATTCTTAGGAAATTATTATGGTAAGTTTATAGACAAAGGAGTAAGGGGTGCAATTAAGCCATATAGTGGAAGCTATGCTGCACAGAAGCCATACGATAAAAAAAGCGTGTATGCCTACAAAGATAAAATGCCACCACCTAGCAAATTAGATAAGTGGATAGTTAGAAAAGGATTAGCACCTAGACAGAAAGGAAAATTTACTGAAAGAAAAATAGATAAGGTAGGGTTTCAAAAGTCAATACAGTTTTTAGTAGCTAGAAGCATATATAGCAAAGGAATAAAAGCTAGTTTGTTTTTCACTAAGCCATTCGAGAAGCATTTAAAAAAATTAGAACAAGATCTATTTAATGAATTTGATGTATCAATAGAAAACGTATTTAAAAAATGAGTACTAAAATAAACGTAAGAAGTCCTTTTTATCTAAACCTGTCAGCACCAACTGTGCCTTTACAGGAATTTACCTGTTCTACAGCATTTCCTAGAGGATTAGATGATACAGGATTCGCAGTAGACAATCAGGGAATAATTACTGCACCATCACCTACCTTTGGATTCTTTGAATCATTCACAAGTAGTGATGCAGGATTTTCTAACGACAAATACGCTACAGTTTCAACAGATACAGTAAGAACAATAACAGCTAGAACTAGAATACCGGATGGATTTAGTAATACAGATAGTGTTTATAAAGACTGTGAATTAACAGCTATACAGCCGGGTACTTCATCGAGTGTGGTAGAGCCTGTAGTTTGTACAGGTGGTCCCACTACTTCAGGATCAATATCAGCAGTAGCATTAGATACCGGTGGTAATTCAACAACAATAGATTTAAGTAGTTATTTTAATAGCGAAACAACATACGCTGTAAGTAATTCTAATCCTACTTTAGTTACAACAAGTATATCAGGATCAAATTTGATAATAAGCTCAAACACAATTGGAGGATCAGTTACTATTTATGCAATAGGAAGAGATGCAAGTTATCCTACAACCTGTGAAGCTGTACAATCAATATCTGTTACAATTAGTTTACCGGCAGGTGCAGCAAATTACGATTGTAATACCTCTCCGTTAACAGGTGGATCTATAGCTTCAGATGGAACATTGACAAATCCAACCACAACAGGAACAATTACAGGGAGTACACCTGCTACAACAGCAAATACTACAGGAAGTGCTAGAAATGTGACATTAACATTTAGCATTACAGTACCTACAGGTTATCCAAATGCAGGAGCAACAATTACTTGTGATTCAACATTCTCACAACCTGCACAGAATGTTTTAGAAGATTTTAGTTGTACTAAAGCAGGATTAACCGGTCAATCTATAAGTAAGAATGGATCAATAAACAAAGGGTCAATTGCCGAAGGAACTATCGTTAGTTTTAGTCCTATAGGTTTTGATCCTGTTACTACTGACACAACTAGAACTGTAAACTTTACAATAGAAATACCAAGTGGATACAATAACGCAGGAAGCAATTTATCTAGTCCTTGTCCAAGAACTATAATACAACCTGCTAGTGTAGGTGATTGTGGTACGAATGAATTTTATTTAAGCACAGGTAAACAGTCACCGGGAGATTTTTGCGATACTAGCTATTCAGCTTCCGTATTAACAACCTCAACAGCGAGTTCAATTACAGGACTAATGGGAAGTAAAATATGTAGGAATGGAACTCCCTTTGATGGTCGTGGCTTATACTATGGAGTATTAGCAGGTTATGTAGCTTCAGCAATTGGTGCAGGAGTAGGAGATTTTTATGTAATACAAATAGACACAACAGGAATAGTTTTATCGGTAGAAATACACACTTGTAGAACAGGAGGCAGAGGAACAGGATCAATATTATTATAATTATGGCTTTAAAAAGAATAGAACTTTCACTATACATATACGAGGGTATTTTGCAAACAAATAAGCCTCTTACTCCACAGTACCAGATTAACAAAAGCAGAATAGATACTCATTCTAAGATAACCTTAGAGATAGGAGAATTAATTAGGGATTATTTAACCATATCTTTTAATAACGACTATAATAGTTATACAAGGTGGGTAGAAGCAGATGTTACATATTTTGATGAAGCAGATCAACCCTTTACTTATAATAATCCTGAAGTATTTGAATTTATTGCTTTAGATGGTTATGGTTTTTTTGAAGATGGAACGAACCCTGAATTACAAAGACACGGTTTAATAAGTGCAGACAATATTTATTTGCCTGAATCGACAACAGGTAAGTTTCCGATCTTTGCTGAAGGGGTAGGTAAAGTTACTATTGACTCAACTGATACACAGATAACCGATAATGGTAATACGAATCAAAAAATACAATATATAGATATACCGGCAGACAGTAATACTATTCAGGTTTATGACACAGACGATACTACCTTATTAAAAACAATAAAAGTAACTAATGTATGTGAGCCAAAGTTTACACCTTATAAAATAACTTTTGTAAATAAGTATGGAGCATTTCAAGATCTATATATGTTTAAAAAGGCTAACGAAACTTTACAGGTAACTAGCGATCTTTATAAAAGAAATACAATTGCAAATTCTACAGCAACCTATGATACTTATGAAGGACAGAGAGATAGATATAATGTCAATGGTAATACATCATTGATACTTAATACAGGCTTTGTTGTAGAGGATATGAATAAAACTATTGAGGAATTGTTTCTAAGTGAGAATGTTTGGATCAGATACGAAAACAAAACATTACCTATATTACCACAATCAAAGACATTAGATTTTCAAACTGTATTAAACGATAAGCTAATAAATTATACTGTAAACTTTGATTTTGCATTTGATAAGATAAACAATGTACGCTAATGATTCAACTGCAACTTTATATAGAAGGACAGGAAGTAGAAATGTTCAAAGACGAATCGTTTACTCTGACTCAGAGTATTCAGGATATTAGGGATATATCTAAAATTTTTACAGATTTTTCAAAGACTTTTAATGTACCTGCTTCTAAGATCAATAACAAATTATTTAGACACTTTTATAACTTTCATATATTAGGATTTGATGCTAGAAAGAAAAAGGATGCAGTT